GCTTTTGGCGCAGAGCCTGACAAGGTACTATGCGTAAGGGCAAGACTGTCTGAGGAAAATGTGAATATAGCTGAAAGCCTTGCATTACTGAATGACATCAATGTGGATTACCTTACAAGCCCGGAATTTAAGAAGGCTGATGGTGATGTGGTAAAGGCATGGCTGAAGAAAAGGCGGGATGCAGGAAAGAAAGTAAAGGTGCTGCTTGCAGGGTATGAGGCTGATTATGAGGCAATGATCAATTTCGGCAATGAAAAAGTCTCAGTACTGAATGACCAGGATGAAGTAACGGAATACAATGCACAGGAATACTGCTGCAGACTGGCAGGTGTATTGGCAGCTATTCCATTAACACAGTCTTCTACATATTATGAATTGCCGGAAATTGTGGATACGACAACGTTTGAAGATCCTGACAAAGAGGCTGATGAAGGCAGGCTGATCATTATATATGATGGTGATGCTTTTAAGATTGGTAGAGGTGTTACAAGCCTTATAACTGTATCTGACAACCATCCTAAGGACTTCAAAAAGATTAAGGTGCTGGAGGGCGCTGATATTATCAGATATGACATCTACTCCACATTTAAGGAGAACTTTGTCGGTAAGCTCAATAACACATATGACAACAAGCAGAATTTTATCGGGGCTGTCAACCAGTATCTGAAGAATCTGGAGAACACGGTTGTTGACAAGGAAAATGATCATTACGTGGAACTTAATACAACTGCAATCCTTAACTACCTGAAAGCGGATGGAATTGATACAGATGATTTGACAGAGCAGCAGATCAAGGAAGCTAACACTGGAAGCAATATTTTCCTTGCAGGGAAAGTAAAACTTCTGGATGCAATGGAAGACCTTGACCTGCTGATCAGATTATAGGAGGTGGCGGTACAATGGGCGATATCAAAGGAGACAAGACACTGTCAGGTA